CCGCCCTTAAAAGCCTGCTGACTGATACCGACTATAAGGCACTGAAACACGCCGATGGCGTTATGAGCGCCGAGGAGTATGAGCCTATCCGCCAGCAGCGCGAGGAATGGCGCGACAAGATCAATGCGCTGGAAACGGAACTGGCCACGGCTACACAGGAATTTGACGCGGAAATGACCAAGATGGCCGCCGCGCAGGTAAAGGAGGGCTGAGACCGTTGAACACGAAAAAATTGTTTGTCTCCCAGCCGATGCGCGGCAAGACCGACGAGGAAATCCTCAAAGAGCGTAAGGTGCTGATTGCCGATGTGTACATGAAAACGCATGAGGAAATCGAGGTCATCGAATCCTTTTTCGAGAGCGCCCCGGCTGACGCAATGCCGCTGTGGTATCTGGGCGAAAGCCTCAAGCTGCTGGGCACCGCTGATTTTGCGGTGTTTGCCCCCGGCTGGCAGGATTATCGCGGATGCCGCATTGAGCATGATGCCGCCGTAGCCTACGGCATCCCTATCGTGGAGGTGTAAATCCGATGCAGTCGTGGAACATCGTCATCACTTCCCCGTGGCAGGTCGTGACAGCTATTGTCGCCGTAGCTACGGCGTTTACAGCCATTGATAAGGCATGGGATACCTTGCTGGCGAAATGGAAAAAGCACAAAGCCCCCGAAGAAGCCCAGAACGCAGAAATCAGCACCCTTAAAACTCAGATTCAGCAGATTGCTCCCCGGCTGGATGCCGTGGAGGGGCAGTTGACTGCGATGGGCAAAACAGTCAATGACCTACACACAGGAAATCTGGCGGTGCTGCATGATCGGATTTATCAGATGTGCCGCCTGTGCATCAAGCGCGGGTACATCACCGAGGATGACCTGAACAATCTGAAATACTTATACGACAGCTACCACAGTCAGGGTGGCAACGGAACGGGCACGGAACTCTATAAACGGGCCAAGGCGCTGCCTATCCGCATCGAAACCGAGTAAGGAGGATAAATCAAAATGAGCAATGTCGAGTTTATCAAGCGGGCCACTGCTGCCGTCGTGGACTACTTCAACCGCCATGTTGATGTTACCGACAACTTTGAGCTGACCGCCGAGGATACATTCGTTGTGTGGTCGTGCAAGACCCTGCAAAACCACAAGGCGCTGATTTCTACCACCGTCCCCGATGGGATGTACTACGAAATTACCTACAACGGCGACAAGGGCGAAATGTACCTTGACGCCTACAAAAAGATGCACAATGAGTGCATTAAAATCGAGGAGGACTAACATGGATTTTGCATCTTTTGGCATCGCATCCGTTGCCTGCATCACCGTCATCTGCTACCTTGCCGCAACGGCTGTTAAGCAGACCCCACTGGCCAACAAGTGGCTGCCGTCCATCTGCGGTGCGCTTGGCGGCCTGCTGGGCCTGGCCGCTATGTACATCAACGTGCCGGACTTCCCGGCCAATGATCCCCTGACCGCCCTGGCCGTGGGCATTGTTTCCGGCCTTGCGGCTACCGGCGCGGATCAGGTTATTAAGCAGATCGGCAAAGACAACTGACACTTGCGCGGGCATCCTTTTGCAGGGTGCCCGCTTTTTTCGTTGTATCGCAAAATACGTCACATGACACTTTCACTGACACTTTCAAGGGCAAGTGTCAGTCTGTCAGATTTTCGGCTGACACGCGCTGACACGGTTTTGCTGTGTGTCAGCCGATTTGTCATACAGATTTTTGGTGTTATATCGATCTATCATTCCCATATATGACACTTCTGACACTTAAAATATAAAAAGATAATATAGGGTATAATACACGCATAAAAACGCCATAACGCCCATGTATGCAGGTGCGCATACGCGCGTGCGCGAGAATGTCACAGGACAGCAAAAAGCCCATCGGCAGGTTTCATGGTCTGCGGATGGGCTTTTTTCATTTGGGGTGCTTTTCAATTTTTTCCTCTACCGCGTCCATGATATACCGGTTTAGGGACGTGCCTGCCGCCGTCGCCGCCTCCCGCCATCGCTCTTTTGTGCCTTTGGGTGTTCTGATCTGGATGCTGTCCGTTTTCTCATCGAGATACTTTATGGATGCATTTTTCTGTGCGTCTGTGTATTTTGATCCCATTTTGGGGTACACCTCCTATCTAAAATATGATACCACATATGTATATATGCTTGCTATATACATCTTGCACAATGCCGTCCGCAAAATTTGCCCGAATCTTTGGTGACTCTGTGTATTGTGTATATAGCAAGCATATACTATAATATAACTTGTAAGGCAGAGCAAAACCTCTTACAGAAGGAAGTGAGGACATGGACGAAATGACAAGTCAGGAACTCAATCAGTTCTTGGAAGCCATCGCAGAACTGATTGAAGCGAAAGCAACAACGGTTCAAGAAGCTGCCGAGATTGTTCGCAACAAGAAAATCAAGGCATAAAAATGAGGTCAGCCACCGTCCAAAGCAACTGACCCCAAAGCCCGAATACAGGCGAACCGGGAGCCTTACCCCGGCCGTCTCTTATTTTATCAGTGTAAGGCAGAAAAAACAAGAGGTAACCATGAAAATCGAAATTGTAGATACCAAAGCTTATATCTATACCCCCTACAACGCCGAATTTGTCAAAGCGATTAAAGGCATCGGCGGCGCGCGCTGGAATCGTGATAAGTCTGCATGGGCTATCCCCGCTGACTGTGCAGATCAGGCGCGTGAAATTATGCGTCGTGTATATGGTGAGGATGACCGCCCCGACTGCGGCGAGCGCGTTGACGTGCGCCTGACATTTGACAGCAGTGTGTCAGAGTGGCAGAGCGCGGTAACGATCTACGGGAAAACTATTTCCCGCGCGTATGGACGCGATAGTGGTGCGCGTTGTGGGGACGATGTGGCATTCGTGGAGGGCCAGCCCGAAAGCGGCGGCAGCGTAAAAAACTGGACGAGCGTAGTACCGCAGGGCAGTATCGTTGTACTGCACAATGTGCCCGCAACGCTGTTAGATCAGCCCCTGCCGAAGGGTGTCAGGGCGGAGCGCTTAGAAGAGCGGAAGAGCAACCGCGATGCGTTGATGGCCGAAAAACAGCGCCTGTTGGAGCGCATTGCAGAAATTGACAATCTTGTTGCACAGATGGGGTAATATGGATGATCATCGCTATATATGTAAGGGTGAGCACGTTAGACCAAGCGCTGGAGGGGTATTCGCTGGACTCGCAGCAGCGCGTATTGCGTGACTGGTGCAACACACGAGGGCATAGCATCTACGGCATCTATAAGGACGCCGGCATATCGGGAAAAGATATACAGCACCGCCCCGCGGTGCGTGAAATGCTAGCAGCCGTTGAAGCTGGGAAAATCGATTGCGTCCTCGTATGGGCACTTTCGAGACTTACAAGAAGCGTGGCTGATCTATATGCCATGTGGGAAACGTTGTGCCGAAATAATTGTGAGCTAATAAGCTACACCGAGACATTTGACACATCGACTCCCATGGGGCGTGCTATGATGGGGCTGCTTGGCGTATTCGCGCAAATGGAACGCGAAATAACGGCCGAAAGAGTTTCGGCCGCAATGAGAGAAATGGCAGAACAAGGCGGCAGGACGTGCTCATGCGTGCTGGGATATGATACCGTACCGGGTGGGCTTATCGTCAACCCTAAAGAAGCCAAAATCGTGAAGAGTATATATCAGGTGTACGAAGATACCGGCTCTCTCAGCGCCACTGCCAAGTGGTGCAGGGACAGAAACATCACCGGAAAGCGCGGAAAAAGGATGGATGCGTACAAAGTAAGGCTGATCCTAACTCGATCAGTGTATGCGGGCTATTATGGGTTCCACGATCTCCGCGTGCGCGGCAACATCGAGCCGCTAATAAGCGTGGCACGATATAACGCCATCGCCGAAAGAATTAACAACACTCCAACCGGTCGGAATGCTAAAAGAAAAGTCATATTGCTTAAATAATACAAACACCTTGGCTAGCACTTAAAATACAAAAAGACAACAGAGGATAACACCATGATTAACAACGAAACCATTATTTATGAGCTGTGCAACAAATATCAGTGGTTCACCTGCGGCGGTGTCCGACAATACGAAAAAGCCCTGACAATGGCAAAAGGCGGTGTTCCCATCACGGAGCTGGCCCGTGTCATCTGGATTTGCAGCGATGATGTTCCCTATTTCGACATCCTAACCGCAATCAGCACATCCGGTTATACCGAGAACAAAAATAAGGAGGAGCAGGTCGATAAATAACACGAACACTGTAATTGATAAGGATGACAGCGGAAAGGTGCGTTATAAGGATTTACACTGTGGTGATATGTTTGAATATGGTAAGACTAGCGACTTTTACATGAAAACGTCCGAGGGTCGTCTCCATCTTGCGACTGGAATTGTTGAACACATGGATGATTGCATTTTAGTGCTACCTAAAAACGCTTTACTGATAAGAAAAAACTAACACAGTTTATAAGGAGGTTTTTCCCATGAAATACTACCCCATCGACGAAGATGCGGCCCGCCGCGCCAAAGATATGAACAGCCTCAGCGATTACGCTGAGGGGTCGGCGACCGACGAATACCGGCGAGATGTTAATCGAGCGGCTACACTAGCGGAGGAGTGCAAAAAGGGCAAGACCGAAGCCCAGCAGGAGAAGATTGACTATCTGCTTGACCGCTATGCCCACCGACTGGCCGACAATATGAACGCATCAAATCGCAACCGGGCGTCTTGCCCGTCCGTCATGGTCGCCGGATGGTCTAACTTTCCTATCCGCAAAAAACAGCGGCAGCTCTCCCGCGATGATACTCTCATGCGGGAATGGCGGGATATTCAAGGCATCCTTGACCAGATTCGAGCCGTGGGTCACGGTGGCATCAGTGGCATGGATGCCGATGCACGGGATCGCGTACAAGCCAAACTCACCGAGCGCGAGGTCATGCAGGAAAAGATGAAATCCGTAAATGCGTACTGGCGCAAGCACGGGGCGCTCGTAGGCTGTCCGGGGCTTTCAGACAAGGAAGTTGCCCGCCTCACTGCATCAGCCTCTCAGAGCGCGTCTACGGGGCGTTCTGAGCCACCCTATCCGCGATGGGCACTGGATAACAACGGCGCCGAAATTCGCCGCCTGCGCTCCCGCCTCGCGGTGCTGGACACACAGCAGGCACAGGGTGATTCTGAGCAGGCGTTTTCTGGCGGCGTTCTACGCATCACCCCAGAGCGGGTGCAGTTGTTTTTTGACGATAAGCCCGCCGCTGAGGTGCGCGATATTGTTAAGCAGTGGGGTTTCCGCTGGGCACCGTCTCAGGGCGCATGGCAGCGGCAGAATACCGCCAACGGCAGATACGCTGCAAAGCAGGCTATCAAGGCTATTGAGGAGGATGACTGAAATGGTGAAATACATCAAAGGCGATGTGCTAAATTGCGAGGCTACACTTGTAGCGCATCAGGTGAACGCATTCGGAGTGATGGGCGGTGGCATCGCGGCGGCAATCTGGCCGCTGCTGACCCAGGAATCCCAGAGCGCCTATGTGGAGAAATGCCGCCACGATGCAAAGCTCCCTCTAGCTAAGTGGATGGGCAGCATCCAAGTGATGGACACAAAACGTGAAGGGCTGGAAATCTGCAATCTGTTTACGCAGTATCCATCCCCTGTTGATGGAACGTTGACCGCTTACGGCTATCTGTGGCGAGCTCTCGATCTGCTGAGGATCTATGCTATACTCAATGATTATGACGTTGTGGCAGTTCCGGCCCGCATCGGGTGCGGCATCGCCGGCGGTGACTGGGATAAGGTTCAGCACATCATTCATGATGTCTACGATGATTCCGGCATTACAATGCTGATTGTGGATAACCAATAATTCTGTTTTGTACAGCGCCTGCGGGACATCCCGTGGGCGCTTTCCTTTTGTATATGCCTGCTATATACATATTGCACAACAGCGCCCTTTATATTTGCCCGAATCTTTGTGTGCGTTGTCTATTGTATATAGCAATCATATATCATATAATAGAATCATCGAAACAATCAATACACAGGAGGACAACAACATGAAAACATCGAAATATATCGCTTGCTTAGACTATAAAGCATCTTACGCACCCCTGACTCTTGACTATAAGGTGCTGAATGCAGCTAACATTCTGGATGCTATGAATGAAGCCGAACAGTATCTTGACAAAGAAAAGGTCTATCTTATCACCGTGATGGAGAGAAAGAGTTCAAAGCCCGCCGCAGGGTGGATGCGCGGAACAAAAGTAGGCACATATCGCGATGTTCTTACGAATCGTGGTTACGGCTGGCACAGCACCGATGAAGCACATTCTGAACAAGCTTTTGAGCATGAATGTTGGTACATACCTGATGGAAGTTTATTGTTTGACTGATACTCTGAAAGGCCGCGCAGTTCAAAGCGGCCTTATCCCGCATCCGAAGAAATTTGCAAGAAAGGAAGTATGAATGATGATGTACGATTGGCATTTTGAGCCTGACACAGCGGACATTGCCGCAAACAATGGCTATGACCTTGGATTAAGAGGCGGCGAGGCTTACAAGACGGAAAGCAAGGCAATTTGGCATGGCAAGCGCTGGATGAAGCAGCACGGACGAACGGGGACGATTACCGCGATTCCTGCAATGGTTTATGAGCCGTATCACATTATAGACTGGCAATAAGAAATGCCGGAGACATTACACCTCCGGCATTTTTACTGAAAAAACAAACACCGAACAACTAACAACTATCGTTATCAGAGGTTCGGATGTTCGTACTATGGCAGGGGTAGAAGGATTCGAACCCTCGGCACGCGGTTTTGGAGACCGCTGCTCTACCAACTGAGCTATGCCCCTATGTAAAAAGCCCACAGTA